ATGTCCATAAATCTCAGACGAACTTGTGTGGTTGCCGTATTTGCCGTCCTGTCCATCCCGGCTGCTTCTTTCGCTGCCGACATGATCACTTACGGAAGGGGAACGGCCCCGAAATACAAAGTGGACCATCATCCACGTGCCGTTGCAAATGTCTATGCTGCCGGCGCGCCCTTACGCTGCAACGAGAATATCGTGTCTTACCGCTCCCCCTACGAGCGGCATACGGAAGTGGTTACTCTCTGCCATCCGCCGCTAAACTGGCAAACAGAGTCTTCTACCGCAACAATATGGTCGCCTTGATCTTGTCATAATTCATTTGATGTGCTTTTGTTCGCTCGCCCTTGTGGGAGGGGGTAAAGGTTGAGACCCGCTGGCTGTTTCGATACGGCAAGCGGGTTTCCCTTTTTTTGGCGTCCGGCCAGCCACGCGCAGTGCGAGGAATGTCGCAAATTCTCAACGCATGTACTTTGTCACCACTGACTGGAATCTCTGGGAATATCCGATAATATCCGAGAACTGGCGAAAACGCCTTATAAATCAGGGGCTTTCGAAGGGATTGGCAATCACCAATCAAAATCGAGTTTGACAAGTCGCTAGCCCGACCTGCGAACCGTCGCGGCAAAATTCGCGAAAATCTCCACGGGCCTCAACAATCATTCAAAAACCACCCTATCGGTCTTTTAAGACCTCTTAAAGCCCAGAAAACCGGCCTTTAGGAAATCGGCGGCCTCACGCGGACATCTCTCAAACAAGCGCAGATGACCCGCCAGAAGCCAAATTGAACATGCAATTGCCTTGCAGGTTCTAAAAATTCAGATTTTTTGCAATGAAATCAGAGCCAAATTGGAAAAGCCGCGTTGCGTGAAGATGCAACGCGGCTTTTTGTGTTACCGGACCAGACCAAACCGCGACGGGCGCTGTGTTAAGCTCGTTCTCCAGTCGCCGTCGAAGCCGAATGAAGGTGCCCCGATAGGCTCCGAAAACCAGAAGTCAGTAAACGCCGCAATGTCCGGTTCGCAAAACCAGTGAGCTTCACCATTGGCATCGACAGCCCACCAACGAGCATTTTTTGGAGCGAGTTTCCAATCGATATCCACTATCTCACCTTTCCGATTAGGAAACGGAACAACAACGAATTTTTCAACTGGCGCCATACCCTCTTACCTCACACGTGGCGTTTTCAATGTTCATATTTTGTTCTATTTTTTGATAGAGTCAACGTCGTCAATGTGAAGTCGTCATCAGATGCCTTCGAGGTGGTTAGGCAAGTCAAGCCGTCCGAGCATAACAACCCCTCTTGTAAACTCTGATAGAAAGTTGGTTTTATGCATGAGATTGAATGCCTCAGTCTCAAGATCACCTGATGCGCGATACTCCTTTTTCTTCCTATCCAGACTGCTTTCGTAGCTTTCTGAAAAGTTTCGGTCGCGCGCTAGATAGAAGATGGTCTCCGCATCGGCAATTTCATCGAAATTCAGTGCTTCCAGTATCGCGTCCAATGCTGCTGTTTCAATCTTGTGACGTTCCGATGTTCCGCCAAACTCGCGCTTGAAAAAATCAAGTCCCAAGTCTGACCTTTGGCGATTAGGATGAAACTTTCGCCATTGCTGCGCGAGAAAAATCGCCTTCTCGTCACTAAGGTGAACCAATTCAGTTGGCACGCCTATCATGGCATTCAACTGCCTACGCGTCTGAATCACGTTTAACGCGCAAGAGAATTGGCGGCTTCCTATTCCGAAGTGCTGCATTATAGCTGCTTTAGATATATCGAAATCCTGCTCGGACCAAAGTTCCTTTTTAGGGAGCATGGCTGAAAGGGAGAACAGGTCCGCACGCGACAAAAAATTTGTATGGGTTCCGGTCTGAAACTCGTCGCGTAGATCAAACGCCCGATACTTGAAGGCTTCCAAAATATCTTTGAGTTGACCTAAGCTATCCCTGATGACGACGATGTTTGCCAAGGCCTTGTTGTCGAGACTTGGCTTGCCGTCTCGATTTGTAGAATATCGAAGCTCCTGACCATCCTCATCGATTCTTGCAAGACTTTCCACGAATGGCTGGAGGTCCCTCAAAGAGCTTCGCAGCTTTAAATCAGGGACATTGCAATTGATCAAGAACTGAAGGTGCGAGGCTATGTCATGGTTTGGGATGTGGCCAGTTTTCAAAATGCTCGACTCAACGAGCACCCCGATCACGAGTTTAAGATGGAGCTCAATCGAATGTCTTGCGTTGTAGAGGATCGGCAGGACCAAAGTGTCTCTTTGCCAAAACCTGTTTTCATTGATTACGAGTTGCGCGAGATCGAGAGCAGCTTCGATATAGCCATCCGCGTAGTTAATCGTGCTGCCCTGTCTTCCGATCAGAGCGTTCCATTCAGAATCTGATGGCAGTGAAAAAAACGGGTCATTGCTCATTGCGCAACCTTATGTGGAATAGAACCGGCAAAAAAGCTGTTTCGGAGCCGGAGCGTATACCACCGGGATTAGCTCAAGCTTTTCGCAGGAGAGAGAGAACTTGCCCGACGACTGATAGGTCATAAGCAATATCCTCTCCAATGACCTCCGCAGGGTAGCCATTTTGTTCATTGTCTGAACGCAATTCGAGTGATCCATCCATTCGCCAGTTGGCCCTTTTCACCTTTATGCCAGGTCCTACACGGAACACGAAAACCTGATCATCAACGATCTCGGTCTTGCTTTGGTCAACGATCATGAAAGCGCCGTCTGGAATGGTCGGCAGCATGCTTTCACCCTTAGCCTCAAGCATTACGCAATTCTCGGGCTTTGCGCCGATGCTTCGAAGGAACGCGCGGCTAAAAGCCACGCTCTTGTGCAGATCATCCTCTTTCGGAATTAGTCCAGAGCCAGCAGCGGCTTGAACGTCATAGAGCGGGATATGGACCATATCTACGCCCTCGGTGACCACAGCGGACTCAGAGAACATTTCTCCCTCACCCGTGATTATCCAAAGGACGTTCGCTCCGAAGTTATGACGGTATGAGTCGAGCACTGACGCCGTCGGTTCCGACTCCCCTTTTTCATAGTTTCCTAGCGTGGTTTTGCTCACACCAAGCTGGGCCGCAAAAACGTCCCGTTCAGGATCGCCAAGCCTCCTCCGCAGCTCGCGGAGACGCGCGCCGAGAGCCGTTTTGGGCGGAATCTCCGGTCTAGCCAATAAATCACCGCATAAATCAGAATTACGATTTACAAAATCCGAATTCTGATTTATTCCTTTCTGTGTTCGCAGAATTAATAACCCCAAAAAAGGAGGCCGGTCAGGGCCTCCCTTCTGGAAGGAATCCTTTATGCACCGTGTCTCTGACGACGGCAAGGTTACCCTTGCCGAGCGCAGGCGGCTGGAAGAAATTGCCCGCATTAAGGGCATGCTCATCATTGCCAAAATTACGCTTGCCGAGATCGACAAGAAATACTGCCTACCGACCGGCACGGCCGGTAACGCCGTTTACGAGCCTCATGTGGCTGGCGAACGCGCTATTGCAGCGGCCCTTGATACCCGGCCGCACCTTCTCTGGTTCTCCCGCTACTTGGCCGATGGTCGCAGGCTTAGCCCGCAGCCATCGGAAAACTACCGGAACGGCCGTCGCGCCGTCGAAGCGGATCAGGCCGCAGCATGAAGCGTGAAGCGGTTCCGAATTGCTGCTCTAGCCTACCGCACGAGTGCAAGGCGTTCGTTCGCCCCGGCTGTCAGTCCCAATCTCTCGACCGCTCCACACACCGACCATCGCCGATCAGCAGTCACCCCACAATGACGAAACCTCATGCCAATTTCGACACCCCGATTTTCATTCCGGCGCGCTCTCGCGTGTGCCGGTGGGCCGAAACCCTGCTGATTTTTAGTCCTGCGTTCGCAGGCGTTTCGGCCGTCTTTTTCACCATCCTCAAAAACTCTGGAGCAGCTCAATGACCGCAGCAGTCCGTAATTACGTCGCAGTGCCTTTCTTTGACCGCGTCCCGCCACGCGTCATGGACCTCGTCATCACCACTTTCGACAACATCGTCGAGCGCGCACAGTCCAAACGCGAGGCCTATTATTTCTTCGCTAACGGCGTGAAACAGCGCCAGTTTGAAGGCCCCACATTCGAAGAGTTCGCGGACTGGCACGAGCGTGTGAAAAACGGCCTGATCGAGCGACCGCATCCGTCTGATGTATTTCTTTTCACGGAGCAGAAAACGGTAGAAGAGCGCGCAGTCAAACAACCGCACGCCGTTGCCTGCGTCGTTGATCTTGAAGCCGTGGAGACCGAACGTTTGCGGCAGGCCCGCGCCATCGTAAAGGCCGCGTACGAATTCAACCAGGCCAAGCTGGCGGCTGGTTACGCACCTGCATCCATCCTGCTCGATGACACCATCCTGCAGGAAGCCCTGCAGGAAGTCCTCTCTGCAGAGGCAAGCGCCACCATCATGGACACCGATGTCCACATGACACCCGGAAACAAGCTGGTCGATCTCCTTCTTGGCGAAGGCGACGAGGGTATCGACGCCAAGCTTGTCGATTGCCTCACCATGGACATGCAGCCCGAGCTTTGCCGCCTCCTGGTGCGGGCAGAGGCCGCCAAATCCCGCTGATTTCCCGAACCGTCGCTCTGTTACCCCCTGGGAGCGACGCCAGATGCCGGGGCGGCCAAAATCCCGATCCCCACCGCTCCGGCATCGATCTGCCGCAATGCCGTCGCCGCGCGACGAACCCGAGGTTTTCGATGGTCAATCCGTATTCTGATGAAGAGCGTTTGCAGGCAATGGTGGCCTCCAGCTACCGCGCCACGCGCTCTCACTTCAATCACCTTCCCCTTCGCCACATCATCAATCCGCCTGCTGAAATGTTCGACGCGAAGCTTGCCCGTCAGCTGGCGATCTATGTGCTTCATGTCGATTTCAACGTGCCGCGCCGTCGCCTGGTCGTGTTGCTCGGCGTGGCCCGCTGGACTGTCATGCAGGCTGTCCGCGTCGTCGAGGCGCGACGTTTCGAGCCGGTATTTGACAAGGCTTACGAGCGGATTGCCGCACGGGCAAAAGACAACTTCATGACCATGCTGCACGAAGCAGCCGGACAGGACGCGGCCTATGGCTGAGTTCATTCGCGTTGCCGTATCCAGCATCCATATCGGCGAGCGCCTGCGCCCGATCGACATGGATTATGCCGAGGCCATTGCCGCCTCAATGTCCGAACACGGGCAGATCAGCCCGATCATGATCCGCAAAACGCCTGCGAGGAAGGGAACGCCCTTCACGCTGGTTGCGGGCGGCTATCGCACCACCGCAGCGACCTTGCTTGGATGGACGGAGATCGACGCCATTGTCGTTAAGGCCGATGCCGTCGAGGCGCAGTTACTCGAAATCTCCGAGAACCTCTATCGCAACGAGTTGAACGCGCTCGATCGCACCATCTTCGTCATGAAGTACCGCGAGCTGTGGGAAGAAAAGCACGGCGAGATCAAGCGCGGCCGACCTTCGGAAAAAAACCGTAACGATTACGGAATTATCTTCTCTGGCGGGCGGGAGCTTTCCGAGCGCGTCAAAGAGCGCTTTGGCTTCGGTCAGAGCACCTATGAAAAGGTGACCAGCATCGGGAAAAATCTCGATCCGGTGCTGAGACAGGCAGTGCGCGGCACAACAGCTGAAAACGATCAGTCGCAGCTTTTGACCTTGGCCAAGCTTCCTCGTGAAGACCAGATCGCTGTAGCCGCCGCGTTGAAGCACACCCCGGATGTGAAAAAGGTACTGGCTTTCACCAAGCCCCCGGCTTTGGTGACCACGCCACCCGCCCCTTCTCAATCCATCATCCTCACGAAACTGATCGCCGCCTGGGACGAGGCGAGCGACGAAACCCGCGAAAGCTTCCTTGAACACATCGGCATGTCTGACACGCCGGATGCGCTTATGGCCGCGATCCGCGAGGAGGCAGCATGAGCAGCAAACGTGATCCCAACCAAATGGACTTCTTTCGGAAGACTGTTTTCCCGGTGCGCTCTGCATCGGAACGTCTCGATATCGACCGCTTCCGCTCGACCCTGAAACGGGAAATGGCCCGTGCCATCCGTGAATGCCAGTATGACCGCGACACGATCGCGGCACGCATGGCTTACTATCTCGGCCTGGACAAGGTCTCGAAGTCGGCTCTCGACAGCTACACCGCCGAGAGCAAGACCGCCCATGACATCAGCATGCCGCGCTTCAAGGCGTTCGTCCGCGCCACCAACGCCTTCTGGCTTTGGGATGTCGTTGTTTCCGATGACGGCCTGTTGCTGCTCGAAGGCGACGAAGCCCGCCTCGCGGAAATGTCCCGCATTCGCCAGGAGCAAAAGAAGCTCGCCCAGGAACTGAAAGTTCTTCAGGCGACGCCGGTGCACATTCGTCGGGTGCGCAAATGAAGAAAGAATGGTTCACATCCGCCGAACTGGCCCAGGCAGCTTTGCCGGGTGTTCCGAGCACGCGCCAAGGGCTTGAGTTGTTCATCGCTCGCTCTGGCGTGCGATCCACTGCGAAAGCCCGCACGAAGGCCGGTCAGGGCGGCGGGTTTGAGTACCATTATTCCTTCCTGCCTCCGGTAGCGCAGGCGAAGCTTGCTTTCCTCAATGCGGAGCCGACCGATCCGCGCCCGACGAAGCTTTCAAAGATGCTTTGGGACCGCTTTGAGGCCCTTTCAGATGCCCATAAAGCTATCTGCAAGACCCGCTTCGCCGTACTAACGGAAGTTGAGGAACTGCGGGCCTCGGGCATCAGCATGAAACATGCCGTCGCCCACGTTACCCGTAGGGCCGATATCGTGCCAGCAACCTACTACGAGTGGCGCAAGATGGTCGAAGGCCACTCCCGCCAGGACTGGCTTGCCGCCCTCGCACCGTCCTTCTCCGGCAGCGCCAGCGGTGAAGCCGCCGGTGTCACTCCCTGCCACCCGGAAGCATGGAAAATCCTGAAATCCGACTTCCTGCGGCCGGAACGTCCATCCTTTAGCGCCTGCTACCGTCGCATGATGATGGTTGCCCGTGACCAGAACCTGTCACCGATCCCTTCGGAGCGTTCCTTGCGCCGCCGCCTCGACGCGGAAGTGCCGAAGGCCGCCCAGATCATCGCCCGCGAAGGCAAGGATAAGGCGAAACAGCTTTTCCCGGCGCAGAAACGTACCGTCGCGCATCTGCACGCCATGGAGATCGTCAACACTGACGGTCACCAGCTCGACCTGTTCGTGAAGGCACCATGGTCGGAAACACCGGTGCGCGTGATCCTGATCGGCATTCAGGATGTCTATTCCCGCAAAGTTCTTTCGTGGACGCTCTCCGAGGCCGAGACATGGGAAGCCGTCCGCACCTGCATCGGTTCGATGATCGAGAACCATGACGGCATGCTGCCCTATCACATCTATATGGACAACGGCCGCGCCTTTGCGGGCAAGATGATTTCGGGCGGAGCAAAGACCCGTCACCGCTTCAAGGTCAATGAAGACGATGTTGCCGGCCTCCTGAAAACCCTCGACATCGAGCCGCATTTCGTGAAGCCGCGTTCTGGTCAGTCGAAGCCGATCGAACGCGCCTGGCGCGATCTGGCCGAGGAGATTTCCAAGCATCCGGCCATGTCAGGTTGCTACACCGGCAACAAGCCGGAGGCGAAGCCCGAGAACTATGGCACCAGCGCCGTGCCGCTCGACAAGCTACAGCGCCATGTCGCGCAGTGCGTTGACGAGCATAATCACCGCCTGGACCGCACCACGGAAACCGCCCACGGTCGCAGTTTCGCGCAGACGTTCGATGCGTCGATCGCGGAACCCTCCACCATCGTTCGTTATGCCAGCATGGCGCAGCGGTCACTCTGGATGCTCTCGGCCGTTGCCATCACGGCGCGCAAGCCGGACGGCGCAATTCATCTGCATGGAAACCGCTATTGGAACGCCGTGCTTAACGAGTGGATCGGCCGCAAGCTGACCGTTCGTTTCGATCCGGCTGACCTTCACAGGCCCGTCAAGGTCTACGATCCGGAAGGCCGTTTCCTTTGTGACGCCGATTGCCTTGCCATGACCGGCTTTGCCGACACGGGTGCCGCCCGTCGTCAGGAGAATGCGCGCAAGACGCACGTCAAGAACCTTCAGGCGGTGGCAAAGAGCAATGCGGCGCTCTCACCGATGCAGCTTGGCGAAATCATGGAAAAGGGCCGCAAGGCCGAGGCCGCGAAGCGTCCGCAGACGCCGGTTCGTTCCGTCGTCACGCGCCTCGTCACCGGCAACCTTGCACATGCGCCGGTCGAGACGGTCAGCGCCGATCAATTCGAAGACAGTTTTGCGCGTGGCCTCGCCCGAGTGGCGGGCGGGGAAAGCGCAATCATCCAATTCCCCACGGGGAATACCGAGGCAGGCGGCAAGCCTGCCCGCAAGAGAAGAGCCGAAAAGTACTGAGTACGGTTCCAGTCCAACAGGGCGAAAAAAAATGAGCGACCCGAAGGCCGCCCCGCAATTGAACAAAGGAACCTTAGCATGAAAAAGACGACCAACACAAACAGCGTGTGGGACCAGTCTCAACCGACAATCGAGTTTATCGCGAAGCACCCTGCTCCGGACGTAGACGAGTGGCGCAAGCTGACATCGCGCATGGTTGACGCTGCGACAGAATTTGGCTGGACGAAAGCCGAAGTGTCCCGCCGCACCGACGTACCTGACGGCACGTTGTCGCCGTGGTTTGGCGGCAAATATCTCGGCGTCCTGTCGAACATCAACCAGAAGGTTGCCAACTGGCTCGATGCGCTCGACGCGAGCCAGAACATGGCGGCCACGATGCCGGTGTCGCCCCCATTCCAGCGCACGGCGGTGGGGATGGACGTTTACAACGCCCTGCTGTTTGCCCAGGTGACATCGGGTTTCATCCGCGTCACGCTGCCCGCAGGCTCCGGTAAAACCACCGCTGCAAAGCACTTCCTGAACACGCGGCCGCACGTCTTCATGGCGACACTTAGCCCGAGCACCAAAACCGTTCACGGCATGCTCGTTGAACTTTGCGCGGCACTGGAAGTGCATGAGCATAACCCCGCGCGGTTCGTCCGCTCGATCGGCGCCAAGCTGAAACGTGTCGGTGAAGGCTCGCTGTTGATCATCGACGAGGCGCAGAATGCCGTACCGGAAGCCATCAACCAGTTGCGCCACTTCGTCGATAACGACCAGTGCGGTGTTGCCCTGCTCGGCAATGAGGATACCGCCACGGCCTTCATAAAGGACCTCGGGCGTTCAGTCGCAAGCCGCGCGCAGGTGCTTTCCCGGTTTGACCGACAGGTCAGGACGGCGCGCAACCCGGCTGCGGACGCTGCAATCCTCATCAAGGCGTGGGGCGTTGAGGAAGGCACCGATTGCGCCACTTTCCTGAAAGGCATTGCCAGCAAGCCCGGCGCGCTGCGCCAGATCGATCGCACCATGAAAGCCGCCTCCATGCTTGCCATCGGAGATGGCGAGGAAGGTGTGCGTCTGGAGCATCTTCAGGCCGCCTGGAAGAACCGCGACATGGGAGACAGCCTATGACATCGGCGGCTCCCTCCCTGAAAACTCATCTGGAGTATCTCGCCAGCATCTTCGCGGAAGCCAGAAAGATGAAGGCGGACGAAAAGCTGGAGCTGGATGCACGTTCCGCCCAGACCGTCCTGAAAACCCTTCGCGCCCTGTCACAGCAGGCCGGCCACCTTGAGCTGGAGCTTTCCATTCTTCGCGACAGCGAGGCCGGGAAGCTTCTCGCCAAGACGGCCGAGCAGCTCGCGACCGGCGAACTCACAGGGCTTCTGAAAAAGGCCGAAGGCAACATCATCCGCCCGAACTTTGGAGGAAAGAAGAATGACGGCGAAGCCTGAATGCGTTTCCGATCTCTTGCGTGAGCTTTATCGAGGCCTCAATGCGGAGCTGGCCGAGAAGGGCCACATTCATCTCGACCGCGCCATGTCGTCGAGGCTGGTGATGAGCGTTGGCAAGATTGCCGATCATGCTCGCAATCTCGAAAACGCCTGGTCGTGCGCGGAGTGGAACCGCCGCGCCTTCGAGGATCGCCTGAAGCTGATTTCCAGCATGAACGCGATCACGGCCGAGGTTCTTCAGCTGATGCGTCCGGACATCGAGGACGGCGGCAACGTCGTCCAGTTCCGCCCGAGACCCTCCAATGCCCCTGCACCATCCGCGCCGTCCGGTGGCGACGCGGCCTGATCCACTTTCACATTAATATATGAGGTTTATCCCAATGCAGTCAGTCATCCTGGAAGAGAACACCAAGCCCGGCGTCACAATCATCAACGGTCGGGAGTTCATGCACAATGCCAAAGGCGGTCTTGATCCGATTGGCAACGTCAAGGATCAGTACAAGCTCGAAGACCAGACTGTCCGCAAATGCATCGAGTTCGCTCTGAACCTGAATGCGCAGCTCTCCCGCTTTCGTGGCCACACCGCAGCCGACCTCACCGCACTGGATGCCCTGCTCGGTGAAAAGTACAACGTGACCATTGGCGGCAAGAAGGGCAATCGGACCTACCAGACCTACGACGGCCTGATGAAAATTCAGGTTCAGGTTTCCGATCTCATTAGTTTTGGTCCGGAGCTTCAAATTGCCAAGGCGCTGATTGATCAGTGCTTGACCGAATGGAGCGCCGACAGTCGTCCGGAAATTCAGTCGATTGTAACCCGCGCTTTCAACACGGAGAAAGAAGGTCAAGTGAACCGCGCCGATGTGTTCATGCTGCTCAAACTGGAGATCGACGACCCCCGCTGGAAGAAGGCCATGGAAGCCGTCCGCGATGCTATCCGCGTCACCGGTTCGAAAGAATATGTCCGCTTCTATAAGCGCGATACCGTCGAGGCCGATTGGCAGGCCATCACCATCGATTTGGCGAAGGCCTGAACCATGATCGGATCAGCTAACAACGATTTCGTGCTTGGCCGCAATCTCTTCCATCATCTTGATCACTTCAGGCAAGACTTCCCGTACCTCGAAAAATGGTGCGTAGCATTCTTCAAGTCGGCGGCGAGACTGAAGATCAGTCAGCTTGCTGTACGACAGGAAGTGATTTTCGAGCGTTCGAAAAAACCCCAAATCATTCTCGATGAGCTTTTTGAGGTACGCCACCTTGTAAGCAAGCATTCCGGGGAAAAGCGCACTTCCCACAACAAACTGCTCTCTACTAAAGGCCTCGACGGTGTCTCCGTAGGCCGTTCCAATCAGCCAGGAATTGTTGAGAAGTTCTTCTTTTTGCAATTCGAAAGTATTCTTAGAACGAACCGCTTTTTCAGCCATCTCAAGGAAGTTGTTCACGCTAGAGAGGCTTCGGACGGTAGGGTTAAGTGCTCGCTCGAGCGCATTTATATTTCCTTCCCGGGCGTGACGCATTGCCTCTCTGTGCCGGTCCGAGGCCTCACGATCCGTCGACCTCATTTGCACGATGGTAATAACACCTGCACCCAGAGCGAGAATGCCGCCCACAAGCCCTTGGAAATCGTAGAGCCAGCGTCGAATAGGCGCCTCACCCGTTCCGGCAATGACTCTCGGCAGGAACTCCGCCGCTCGGGCTATCATCGATGGTTTGCCGGGTATGGTGAAGTATATCAGCCCGGAAATGACACAAACCGCAACAGCTATGACGAAACCGGTCTGGATTCTTCCGCGATGACGCTCCTGTGCCAACTCAAGCCCCTTTCTGTCGTTTCGGTAAAACAACCATCAGCAATTGAAAAGAGTTGGCATTTTCTCGCTTCGCTGAGAAGCACCCGGCGGGGCTAATGACATGAGCTACGACTATATCCGCAACTATTATGGCATCGAGATCACCGTGAACCGGCTCGTCCGGCACACGGTGACCGGCCGGTACGGCAAAATCAAGCCAGAAGGCCGTGAGCATCGGCATTACGTCAAAGTGCATTTCCACGGTGACAAGCACTACAGCAACTGCCATCCCGCCGAGCTGGAGTTTGTCGCCCATGACGAGTAAGCGCCAAATCCCTGCGGCCTTCACCAAAGGCCACGTGCTCTGCTCTCCGTCGGGAAAGCTTCAGCCGAAAACATGGAGCGAGACCGCCACCAAGGCGATCGCGTCCAAGTACCGCAAACGCGAGACCTGGGAAAAGGCGCAATCGCGCGGCTGGTCAGTCCAGTTCGTCTACGTCCGCTTTTTCATCCCGGTTTTCAAAGCCACCTTCACCTCCACCGAAATCAGCGAGGCCTACGATGCCGAGGACATTTGAACCTGATCAGTTTCTGACGGCGCTGATCGATGCATTTCTAAAGGACGGCCATTTCGTTCACGCCAAAGGCGGCAAGATGTACGTCCTGGTCGTGACCGAGGAAGGCGGCGAAGACGAGTCTTCCGAATTCTGCCTTACCGACATTGCAGCCCACGCGGCGCAGAGGATGTCGAAATGAGCAAGACCATCGCCGACATCAAGATCGAGCAGAAAAAACTCGGTCTGGACGATTTCACCTATCGCGCCAAGCTGGAAATCCTGACAGGCAAATCATCAACCAAGGATATGACGGAAGCCGAGCGCCAGAAAGTTCTCGTGAGCCTGCGCGGCAACGTGGCGAGACCCGTCCCGGTTCGCCAGAACGGCCGCGACGGCAAGCGCAAGCTTTCCGGCAAGTACCTGCCAAAGATGCGGGCGCTCTGGATCGCCTGCTACAATCTCGGTGTCATCGAGGACCGCCGCGACAGCGCGCTGGAAGCCTTTGCCATGGGCCGGCAGTTGCCTGATATTTCCGACATGCGTTTTGTTCATACGGCGAGCGACGGTGCCAGCGTCGTTGAGGCGCTGAAGGGCATGCTTGCGCGCGTCGGCGTCGCCTGGGCTGATCGGATGCCTTGTGAGCCTTACGAGAAAAGCCCCGGTTACAAGATCGCCCGCGCACAGTGGGCGATCCTGCATCCGGCCGAGCCGAACGCTTTCTGGCAGGCCGTCACTCACATCGCCAACGAAAGCATCAGCTACCGGAATTTGAGCGATGCCGAGTGGATCACAGTGATGAACCATTTCGGGCCGCAGGTTCGCCGGCTGAAGAAGGCTCAGAAGTGATGACCGGGAACATCGCTCCCCAGAATGGCATGCCGCTCTTTGGCTGGCCGGACCAGCGGGAGATCGATGTTCTTCAAAACCGGCGTGACCAACTGGCGGAAAGGATCGCCAAGCTGCCGCGCTTTTCGCACCGACGTATCGAGCTGGAAGCACGCCTGCGGGCGCTGACCGAAGAGCAGCTCATCATTTCGAACAGGATTACCCGTGGCCGATGATCTCACCCTTGATCTGCTATCGACGCTTGGCGAAGACGGCTTCTTCTCCCTGGTCGAAGCGCATGCCGGCGTCAGGCTCTATGTCCCTGCCGATCCCGAGCGAAGTGAACTTCCTTCGACGATCGGCGTTGATGCTGCATACCGTCTAGCCAAAGCCTATCCGGGCGGATATATAAGGGTGCCTTTGGCACGCGAGTTTCGCGCCCGTCGATATGTCGATGCCGAAATGAGCAACCGCGATATTGCCAAACGGCTCGGTTTGACCGAAAGCGGTGTTGAAAGACTTTTGAAGCGTGCTCGAAAACGGGAGCCGCTCAAGTCCAGGCGAAAGACAGACCCCCGCCAGATGGAAATGTTTTGAAGGCCCGCCCGCAACGGCGGGCCTGATTTGTTTCAGGCCCAAACTCTAATTTGCCCCCATATCGGCCCGCGCGATCTCCGCCAGTTGCCACCATGACGGGGCTTTCCTTGACCACCCAGACTTTTGATGAATGGCTGATCGACCGCCTGCGTCTCGCCGGCGCTTATGGCGGCATCGCGGACGGCGTTCATGGCCGTGAGGTTATCGCGGCGCTCCTGCGTTTCCAGCATGCGGCAGGACTGAACGAGACCGGCCGCGCCGATACTGCGACCGTCAACCTCCTTCGTGGCGTAAAGAGCAAAAACCCGAGCAGCACGCTTGTTGTTCACGACAAGGTCGTCGTTCCGGCCGAGCCGGTCTGGATGCGCGAGGCCCGCCGCTTCATGGGCCTGAAGGAAATCGCCGGCGCGAAATCCAACCCCACCATCATGGGCTGGGCCAAGAAGCTCGGCGGATGGATCGCCAGTTTCTTCACCGACGATGACATTCCCTGGTGCGGCCTGTTCGTTGGTAATCTCATCGCCACCACGCTCCCCAAAGAGGCGCTCCCTGCAAATCCTCTTGGCGCTTTGAACTGGAAGAAGTTCGGCGTCGAAAGCCGGATTGCGCGCGGCGCGATCCTCGTCTTCGAGCGCAAGGGTGGTGGCCATGTCGGGATTTACGTCGGCGAGGACCGGACGCACTACCACGTCCTGGGCGGCAACCAGAACAATTCGGTTTCGATCACCCGTATCGAAAAAGGCCGCCTCGTCACTGGCGGTATCCGCTGGCCTAAGACGGCCGACGCGCCGATCGGCGGCAAGGTCGAGCTTTCCAGCGCCGGCGCGCCGGTCTCGAAAAGCGAGGCCTGACGGAAATGCCCCTCCAACCTCCCGTCATCAAAAGGACCATGATGTTCAAGTCTGTCTTTGTCGCGGTCGCTGCAACGCTTGCGTTGTCGGCCTGCCAGTCCACCGGATCGATCGATAGTGCGATCCAGAAAAATTTGCCGCAGGTCTGCTCGGCCGCTGCGACTGCGCATAGCGCTTTCGTCGTTGTCGCCAGCACCGGCAACATCAAGCCCTCCATCGTCGCCAAGGAAAAGGCCGCATGGGACGCCGCAGACATTGTCTGCCGTGACCCTTCGTCCGTCACCGCTGCGAACGCCCTGGTGAAGGCCGCCGAGGCCTATGCCGCCATTACGCTCGCACTGCGCGAAGCTAAGAAGGTTGAGGACTGACCATGACCAGGCTGTTTTATTATCTTGCCGCTCTAGTGGCTTTCGTCTGCATCAGCTGGTTCATCCTGACGCCTGCCTTCGCCCAGGAACCTGCCGCTGTCATCGCGCCGTCTTCCTTCTGGTATGACATTTGGACGATCGTGCAGCCGGTTGTCGTTTTGCTCTTTTCGACCGTGGGGCCGGTACTTGTCGCCTGGATCAGTGCCCGCGTCATTTCGCTCCTGAAGATCACAGACGAAAAGCAGCGCATCGAAATCGAAAGCAAGCTGCGCGATGCCCTGCATCAGTCGGCCGCAAACGCCGTCAGGTTTGCCCTGGCAAAAGCGGGCGTCATCCACGTCGGCGGGCAGGTCCGCGATGCGATCATCGCGGACGCAGCAAGATACGTCATCGAGAAGAACCCGGATGCGATCGCGAAGCTTGGCGTCAATACCAAGGCTTTGAACGAGATCATCATGTCGAAGCTACCGGATATGATCCAAGGTGTAAGCGTCCGTCAATCGGCGGAGACCGCCAGATGAACTTTGGTGGAAACGCCGCCTTCGATTTAGCGGCCGAGCGAGCCGAACAGGAGCGCGAGGCGGCTATTGCCGCCGCCTCGCGCTCCCTGCGTACGCGCGGCACGATCGAGTGTGAAGACTGCGGGAACGACATCGCCCGCGAGCGTCGTATCGCCTTGCCGTCTGCCACGCGCTGCATCGTCTGTCAGACGAAGTTCGAGAAGGCCCGTCGATGACCCCGACCGAAATCATTCCCTGGCTGACACTGGTTCTTTCCAGTGTGGCTCTCCTTGGTCACCTCAAAGGGTTTTTCTCAAGTGGCGAAAAGAAACTTGAGGCTGACATCAAGAGTGGTCGCGATGAGATCGCGCTGTTGGGCAAAGACATCGAAGCCCATGAGACCAAGCTGATAAGCCACGATCGCCGCATCCAAGCGATCGAAGGGGAAATGCGCCACCTGCCGGATCGGGAAAGCCAGCACCGTCTGGAGCTTGCCCTCGAAAAGGTGAACGGGCGTCTCGACACGCTGAACGAGACCCTCAAGCCAATCAAGGCCACCAACGAGAGAATGAACCAACTATTAGTGGAAACGGCAGCCAAACCATGAGCATCGGCATCGACTATATGAAAATCATGCGCGAAGAAGCGCGGCTCATCATTTTAAGGGCCTTGGCGGAACAGGTGAATGAGAGCCTGAGCAGTTCCATGCTTGAACCGGTCCTCGCCAATTTTGGTATCAACCAGGAACGGCCGTGGGTGCATCAACAGATCGAGTATCTGGAGACCATGGGCGCTGTCGTCGTCGTCAGCGCTGGAAGCATTAAGATTGCTTCTTTGACTGATCTCGGCCGTCGCCATGTCGATCGCCAGTCCGCCATCGAGGGCGTGAAGCGTCCGTCGCGCGTGGGTGCCTGACATGGCAAAAGCACGCGGCCGACTTTCAGCAATCGATCTGCTGCCCGAGGAATGCAGCGACGCGATCTCCTGGGCATCGCAGGAACTTGCCGACCGTGATCGCAGCCAGCTCGACATTTACGCCGAGTGGAAAACCAAGCTGATCGCGCTTCAGGGCGAAATCGGTCTCGATTTCGACATCCCGTCTTTTTCCGCATTCAACCGCTTTGCCATCAGGCTGTCACAGATGACGCGCCGGCTAGAACAGACGCGCGAGATCGCCGCCACAATTTCCGAGCGTATGGACGCGGCCGGTTCTGACGATTTGACGCTGATCGCGGCCGAGGCGATCAAGACGCTGATTTTCGAACTGCTGCAATCGGCAGGTGACGCTGGCATATCGCCGAAGGGAGCCATGGAGCTGGCGAACGCGCTGCGCGCTGCCTCGGCCGCCCAGGTCACGTCTTCTAACCGCCGCCTGAAGCTGGAAGCCGAAGAGAAGGTCCGCCGCATCGAGGCCGACATGAAGGCCAAGGCGGAACAGGCGCTGGACGTGCTTTCCAACGAACCCGGCATTTCGAAAGAGGCTATCGCGCGCGCCCGTCGCGACTTCCTTGGCGTGCGGCCGAAAGCGAAATCCGTTCCTGAAGTGCCTCCGGACACAGACCAGAAGGACGCCGGTCAATGAACGACAGCCTTCCGAAAGACCCCTGCACCAGGTGCGATGGCACGGGGCGGGCCATCAGGCGGATCAACCGCCGACGCAACGGCAGCATTTCCAGCACCGTCTATGACCTGAAGAACGATTGCCGGTCCTGCAAAGGGACCGGTCTTGCTTGCATGGAGGAACAGCGTGGCTGAAGCGTTGCCCGGTTTGCCGCAAGGCAAATGGACGGACCCGCCAGTGCTTCCGATCGATCCGGCTATGTTGCCGGTCGAATTGCCTCGTGGCGCCGATATTCCGGCCGACCTCGACCCGTTGGCCGAAGGCGTGCTTATGGCACATCAGGCCGAGTGGCTTGCTGATGACAGTATCCTGAAAGGCTGCGCGAAGGGCCGACGCACTGGCATCACTTTCGCCGAGGCGCTCGACGCGACCCTTATTGCCGCCGCCCAGCGGTCAGCAGGCGGGCAGAACTATTTTTATATTCCCGACACCAAGCCCAAGGGCCGGGAGTTCATCGGCTATGCCGCGCATTTCGCCAAGACGGTCGCCAAGGAACTGCTGACGATCGAGGATGGCATTTTCTTCGATCAGCGCGACGACGGCACCACGAATGCGATCTCCAGCTATATCATCCGCTTCAAGTCCGGTTTCCGCATCGAGGCGCTATCCTCGCGCCCGGAAAATATTCGCGGTCTTCAGGGCACGGTCTGCATCGACGAAGCCGCCTTCCACCGTGATGTTCGCGCCGTCATTGATTCCGTCGCCGCACTTCTGATCTGGGGCGGCAAGGTCCGCATCATCTCGTCTCACAATGGCGTCAGCAACCCGTTCAACGAACTGATCAAGGAAGCGGAGGCCGAAAAGAATGGCTTCAACTTCCATACCTTCACCTTCGGCGACGCTGTTAAGAACGGCCTGTTCAAACGCGTCTGCCTGATCAAGGGCGAAGAATGGTCACAGGAAAAGGAAGACGCCTGGGAAGCGAAAATCCGTTCGGCCTACGGCACGCGCACCTCCAAGATGAAACAGGAGCTGGACGCAATCCCGGCCGAGGCGGAAGGATCGGCACTGACCCGCGTCCTGATCGAGCGCTGCATGAGCGCCGATCTGCCGGCCGTCATAAGGTGGGACCGGCCGGACGAGTTCAAGAACCTTGACGATTTCGAGCGCGCCGAACAGGCTGAAGAGTTCTGTGAAGGCCTATTGAAGCCGCTTTTAGACCGGCTCGACAAAGACCGCGAACACAGCTTCGGCGAAGACTTCGCCCGCTCCGGTGACAAGACTGCAATCGTGGTCTTCGAGATCGGGCCTGATCTCATTCGCCGCGCACGCCTGATCGTCGAACTGAAGAACATCCCGTTCGATCAGCAGCGCGATATCCTCTTCTATGTCGGCGATGCCCTGCCGCGTCTGATCGGCGGCGCGCTCGATGCGCGAGGCAACGGCCAGTACCTTGCCGAAAAGGCCCGCCAGCGCTGGGGGGAATGCATCCACGAAGTGATGCTTTCGGCCAAATGGTACGCAGCCAACATGCCCGGTTACATCGAGGCGTTCGGCGACAAGAGCGTGCTTTTCCCCAAAGATAACGATGTCCTGGCCGACCACCAGGCACTGGCCTACGTCAACGGCATCATCAAGGTTCCGGACGAACATTCAACCAAGGGCGCAGACGGTTACGATCGCCACGGCGATACCGCGCCCGCCGGCGCGCTGGCGTGGTTTGCCTCCAACCAGGAGGCAATCGCCTACGAGTACGAGACCAACCGCAAGCCCAACAATCCGATGCAGGGCCACAATGGTGGCCCGCCGATGCATGATGATGACCGCCGTGGCGGGACCGTCAATGTTTACCTGAGAGGATCGCTCTGATGGCGAAAAAGAAGAAGCAGAAGATTTCGCGCCACCTCGCCAACTCCCTGAAGGATCAGGACGGCAACGTCGTTAGCGCGGCCGAGTTGGAGGAAGACGTCGCCGGCGCGCATGTGGGCGGTGTCCGTCAGTGGATTTCCGGACACCCTGCCGATGGCATGACGCCGATGAAGCTCGCGTCCATTCTGCGCGCAGCTGACCAGGGCGAGGTGGAAGCCTATTTCGAGCTGGCCGAGGACATCGAGGAGCGCGATAGCCATTATCTCGCGCAGCTCGCCACGCGCCGCCGATCGGTTTCGCAGTTGCCAATCACCGTCAACCCCGCGTCGGAAAGTCCAGAGCACCAGAAACATGCCGAATTCTTGCGCGAGTGGATCAAGACAGGCGTGTTGCGCTCCGGCCTCTTCGACATGCTCGATGCGATCGGCAAGGGCATTTCCGTCATGGAGGTGGATTGGCATCACAAGAACGGCAAGGTGCTCCCACGCGCTTTGGTCTGGCGGACCCAGCGCTGGTTCACGTTTGACCGGACAGATGGAGAAACCTTGCTGCTGCGCGAGGGCGTTGCCGGTGAGCCGCTCATTCCGCACAAGTTCATTGTCCATCGTTCGAAGGCAAAGTCCGGCCTGACCATCCGATCCGGCATTGCCCGCGTTGCCGTCTGGCTTTGGATGTTCAAGAGCTTCACGGTCAAGGATTGGGCTATCTTCCTTCAGAATTACGGGCAGCCGATCCGCATCGGCAAATACGGCCGTGGCGCCACCGAACCGGAAAAGGATGTGTTGTGGCGAGCCGTATCGGGCATCGCTGGTGACTGCGCTGCGATCATACCGCGCGAGATGCTGATCGAGTTCCACGAGGTTGGTTCCAAGAGCAGCTCAACGGACATGTATGAAAGTCGCGCCGACTGGCACAATCGCGAGATTTCCAAGCTGATCCTTGGCCAGACCACAACGACGGACGCTGTTTCCGGTGGCCATGCCGTCGCCAAGGAACACCGCCTCGTCCAGGAAGATATCGAGCGTTCCGATGCGCTCGATGCTTCCGACACGCTTAATGCGCAGCTTGCCCCCAACATCATCGCCTTCAACTTCGGCCCCCAAGACGAATACCCGACCATCCATGTCGGTCGCCCGGACGAAGTCCCACTGAAGGAATTTTCGGAAGCTTTCGATAAGCTTGCCAAGCATGGCCTGACGGCCGAGGCCAGTTTTCTCCGTGATCGCCTCGGCATTCCCACGCCCGCGACGGGTTCCGAGTTGGTCGGCGGTCGTGCCGAGGCAACTGTTCCGCCAGAAGACAAGGCCGAGAAAAAACCGCTGACTGCAAAGCAGAGCCTCGATCGACTCTTCGCCTCGGCGCATTCCCGCGAGGAACCCGATCTGCTGGAAAAGCTGACCGACCGCCTGGAGAAGGACGCGGCGGCCGCTATGGACGGCATGATCGATGAAGTCCGCGATATCCTGTTTTCGGCCACGGACCTTCGGGAGGCGGCGCGCAAACTCGCGGATCTCAAATTGTCGGCCGAGGATCTCGCGGAAGCCATGGCGCGCGGCATGACGATGGCGCACCTGATTGGGCAGGCCGCGCTCATCGATGACCTCAAGAGGCAGTCATGACAGGAGGCCCGCTGACGCGCTTCAGGGGGCTTTTTGCGGCATCCGTAGCTTCCGGCCCGAAAAACGCTTCCACGGCCTTTAAACCGCCTTCAATTTTTAAGCCGTTGGTCGTTGCTCTGATGGCGACGACGGTGGGCGCGATCAATCTGCCGTTTGATGAGGCGATCGACTTTCTTCGCCAGAAAACTGCCGTGCCGACGGAAAGTCATCGCGATGTCTGGGACGCCGCGCATTCCAAGATGTTCATGGTGGCCGGCGCAAATAAAAAGGCGCTGGTCGAGGATTTCCAGGCGGCGATCGTCAAGGCCGCTGAACAGGGCCTGACGCTTGAAGATTTCCGGGCCGACTTCGATGCGATCGTCGCGCGCCACGGCTGGCAGTACAACGGTTCGCGTGGCTGGCGTTCCCGCCTGATCTTCGAAACCAATCTCAGCACCGCCTACGCGGCTGGCCGTTACGTCCAGATGACTGCTCCGGAGACGCTCGAAGCGTTTCCCTACTGGATGTACAATCATTCCGGCGCGATCCACCCGCGCCTGGAGCACAAGGCCTGGGACGGCGAATGCTACGAGGCCACCGATCCGGTCTGGGCGAAAATGTACCCGCCGAACGGCTACCGGTGCGGTTGCTTCGTGACGCCGGTGTCTCGTCCTGGTCTTCGACGCCTCGGAAAGTCGGGACCGGACACGCCCCCGAACCTTGACCAGCTCGGCACGGATCAGCCGCGGGGCATCGATCCGTCCTTCGCCTACAATCCGGGTGCTGCCTGGCTGTCGCAAACAGCACCTGGTCCGAAGGCTGTCAGTGCCGACCAGGCACAAGTTGCCGCCTTCGTTCAATCGGCTCTAAAGGGAAAGTGGCCGGACGGCAGCTGGACGCCAGTCGCGACGACAAACAAGACGGTAGGCGCTGCCCTCGATGTCGCGGCCGGCACGGAAATCCGCCTGTCGGCAGACACAATCAGAAGCCACATGCACCACGAAACGATCACACCGGACGGTTACGGCGTTTTGCCAGGGCAACTCGTCAAGGGTGGAAAGCTGCTCCGCGACAGGAACGGGCGTCCGGCGTTCGTCGGGGAATATGACGGCAAGCTGTATCACGCCGGCGTCAAGGTCGTGAAGAAGGACAACCGTCAGGAAGTGTGGCTGACATCGCTGCGGCGTACCGAGCGGCGCAACATCCTGCGGAATTTCGGGGTGGAATGGAAATGACACGCCGGGGGGCCGGAAATCGCCTGGTCCCAATCCGCCTGAAGGCGGCGCTTCCTGCTCGGCGCGTCAGACATCAACATAAGGCCGTTTGGGCCGAAAGGCAAATATGAGCGGCGCTTCTATCTCGATCACGGCACAGGTTCTCGATTCGGAAGTCCGGCGCGGCTTTCGCCAGCTCGAAGGCCTGATGACGAATACCACGCCCGTCATGCGCGCGATCGGCGTCGGCCTTGTCGGTTCGACCCATATGCGCTTCGTGACGCAGACCGATCCGGACGGCCAGGCGTGGCAGGCCCTGAATGAGGGATATGCCGAGGACAAGCGCAATTCCCGTATCCTGACCGAAAGCGGCCGGCTGCGAAACAGCATTAACGCCAAGGCTGGTAATGACGAGGTGCAGGTGGGCACCGATGTTATTTACGCGGCCGCTCACCAGTTCGGCGCGACGATCGTGCCGGTTCGGGCAACGCATCTGCGGTTCCGGATCGGCGGGAACCTTATCAAAGCCGACAGTGTTACCTTGCCCGCACGCCCCTTCCTCGGTATATCGTCGGATGACGAAGCGATGATCGCCGAGACCGTCTTCGGTTTCGTGCAACGCTATTCCTCCCGCTGAAATTCTCGCTTCTTCAGGCCCGCCCGCAGGCGCAGGCATGAATTGAATTTTGCCCGCATGGCATATCCGGACCATGCGAAACCTGATCTCGACCACTGTTGTTGCACTTCATTCTGCGTCGGCCGTGCCGGTCTCGACCCATGTCGTCGCCTTGCAATCGTCCGCCACAGTGCCGGAATGGCTGCATGTCCTTCCGACCGGCCGTTTCTCCGGCGTCGATGGTCGCGGCCCTTACGTGCTCGACAACGCCGACGCCCTGATTGCGGCTTTCAACGCCGAGGGCAAAAAGCTGCCGGTCGATGAGAACCACTCGACCGACCTTGCGGCAAAGCAGGGTTTTTCCGCGCCTGCCCGTGGATGGCTTACCGCGCTGGAGCGTCGCGACGATGGCGTCTGGGCGAAAGTCGAGTGGACGCCCGTCGGCCTCGCGATGATGCAGGGCAAAGACTACGGCTACATTTCCCCGGTTTTCACCCACAGCGCCAAGGCTCCCTTTGCGGTTCACAAGCTGCTGCGCGTGGCGCTGACCAACGATCCCAACCTCAACCTGAAATCGCTTCACTCTCAAAATTTGGAGACCACCATGGATTTGGAAGCTCTCCGGAAGGCGCTTGGCCTGCCGGAAACCGCAGACGAGGCCGCGATCGCTGCGGCCATTGCTGCGGCTCACTCTGCCCAGACCGCACACGCGGCCCTGATGTCGAAGCTGGCGGAAGTCGCCGACGTCGAAGTCGCTGCCGGCGCTGACGCACTGGTGGCGGCCCTTCAGGCGAAGGCGAAGCCGGCCACCGGCGTCGAGCAGGAAAACGCCGAGCTGAAACTTCAGGTCAAGGCGCTCAACACCCGTGTCGAAACCCTCGTCACGGATACGGCGAAGGAAAGGGCGACCAGTGTCATCGACGCCGCGATCGCCAAGCTTCAGGTCGTTCCGTCGCTGCGCGAGCACATGATTGCCCGCCACATGAAGAACCCGGCCGAGGTTGAGGCGGAGCTGAAGGTCATGCCCTCGCTTAACGCGGGCGGCCTCGGTGGCCGCCAGCCGCCCAAGGAGGGCGAGACCGCAACCAGCGAAGAGCTTCATGTTGCCGCCCTGATGGGTGTCGATCCGGAAGCCTTCAAGAAGGAGCACAAGGCGCTCTTCGGAAAGGACATGTGACATGACGGCTACTGCTGACATTCGCCCTAAAACCCGCTCTGGCAATGCCTACGGCTATCCCGTTCTGGCCGGCGTCCGCATCTTTGGTGGCACGATGTGTGGCGTGACGGCTGCTCTTGCCGCCGTGCCGGCCGGCCATGTGTCTTGTGTCGCCCTGATCGGCTTTGCCCAGGAGGCTGTCGATAATCGCGACGGGGCGACCGGCGATCGCCTGATCAACCTGAAAAAGGAAATCAGGCTCATTCCGCTGGCAGGCGCGACCCCGGCCGATATCGGCAAGACCGTCTACGCCTCGGCTGACGACACTTACACGCTCGTTGCCGGCGCATTGCTGCCGGCCGGAAAAATCGATGCCATCGACGCTGACGGCGTCTGGCTGAAGCCCCTCTAAGGAACCACGATGGACATTAACGTCGCCAATTTGCGGGGCATCTACACCTCGCTTTCCACCATCTTCAACCAGTCGATGGCAACGGTCACGCCGTTTTACCAGAAGATCGCGATGACGGTGACCTCCACCACCTTCGCCAACCAGTACCCGCGCCTCGACGATCTTCCCGGCTTCCGCGAATGGATCGGTGACCGTGTCGCCCATGATATCGGCGCGAACCTCTACCAGATCGCGAACCGGTCCTTCGAAAAGACCATCAAGATCGGGCGCCAACAGATCGAGGACGATCAGGTCGGCATCTTCACGCCGGTTGCGGCACAGTTCGGCCAGGACGGCGGCGCGTTCCCTGACAGTCTGGTGTGGCCTCTGTTCAAGAAGGGCGAGACCACGCTTTGCTATGATGGTCAGTATTACTTCGATATCGACCATCCCGGCTATAACGAGCAGGGCAATGTGATTTCGGTTTCGAATTTCACCGATGGCGGTGGCCCCGCTTGGTATCTGATCGACGATACGCAGGTTCTGAAGCCCATGGTCTGGCAGAGCCGCAAGCCGATTAAGCTGACCCAAATGTTCGACGAAAAAGACTCGAACGTTTTCTGGAAAAACGAGTTCGTCTGGGGTGCAGACACGCGCGGCAATGCCGGGTTTGGCTTGTGGCAGCTCGCCTATAAGTCCAAGGCCGCGCTGAACGTTGCAAACTACACGGCCGCCCGTACCGCCATGCAGAGTATTCGCCAGCGCGACGGCCAGATCAAGGTTATCCGCCCGACCGTCCTGATGGTTCCGGCCACCTTGGAAAATCAGGCCCGTCAGGTTGTCGAAGCCGCCCTGATCAACGGCGGTGACACCAACGTCTGGGCGAAGACGGCACGCGTCGAAGTCATCCCGCATCTCGCGTAACCGGCCGGGCGTTCCATATCGCCTGACCGCACCGCCAGCAATCATCCTCCCGATTGCTGGCGGGTTTCCGGAAAACGGCCATGCAGCCGCTTTCCCGAACCCCGAAGCCCAAGGAACCACACATGTCGAAAATCCAGATCATTTGCTCGATACCGGGCCTTCGCCGCAACGGTGTCGTGCATCCCGCCCAGGAAACCTACGAACCCGGCCACTGGACGGAAGATCAGCTTAAGGCCTTCGATGCCGATCCTGCCTTCATCGTCCAGGAAGTCCATGGCAAGGCCGCCGAAGTCTCCAGCTCCGACATCGAGCAGGCCGTGAAGGCTCGCGTCGAAATCGAGCGCCAAAAGCTTGAGGACAGTTTCAACAAAGCGGTTGCTGATGCCGTCGCAGAAAAGCTCGCCGACACGAAGGCGGCCCACGACAACGCGATCGATGAACTTGGCAAGAAGCTTCTGGCCGCTGAAACGGAAATCGCCGCGCTGAAATCCGTCCAGGCGAACGGCTCCGAAAGCCAGCAGTCCGGCACCGATGCGGGCGGCGCTGACGAGGCCAACGGCAGCGACGCCAAGCCTAAGCCCAAGAAGTAACCCTTCCATCTATGAGGGGCTGGCCTTCGGGTCAGCCCTTCTTCCCCATTGGAGACTTTGCCATGTACGCCACCGTCACCGACATGATCGCCCGCTTTGGAGAGGTGCAAATCGTGCGTCTGTCCAATACGGAAGATCGCGAGGCCGAGACGCCGAACGTGGAAAAGGTCAACACTGCCCTGACCGACGCCACGTCGCTGATCAACAGCTACATTCGCGGTCGCTACATGACGCCGATCGCAAGCCCGCCAGAAGACCTGGTGCGTGCGACCTGCATCCTCGCCCGCTACGATCTCGCCGATACCGAGCGGTCCAGCCCTTCGGAAGAAATGGCGAAGGGTCGCGCCGAGATCATCAAATGGCTTGAGAACATCGCCAAGGAAATGGTGCACCTGGACATTCCGCTGGCATCGTCGACAGGCGGCAACGCGGTCGGCTCCGGCCCGCGCATCTCCGATCGTGACCGCATCGTCACCTTCGAAACCTTGCGGGGTTTCTGATGGACACCTTCCCCCTGATGCCGATCCGCAATCAGGAGCCGTTGATCATCGAGCGGCTCCGGATCGCTTTCCCGAAAAACCCTTTCACGATCGAGCGCGTGCCGCAGGTTCTTAGCCTGGATGAGTTCAAGCGCGTCGTTAAGTTGTCGCCGTTCATCGGTCTCGCCTGGACGGGCATGAAACCGGACACTGACAATGGCCGCATGCTGAAGGGCAACATGCTCTGGCGGCTGATCTTGATAGACAGGGTTTCGAGCGGCCTTGAAGCCCGCTTTAAGGGCGACAAGTTCGATATCGGCATGGATGCGATGGTTGATGTCGCCTCGGTGCTTCTCCAGGGCGTCAACTTCGACGGTCAGGGCGTCACCAACGTGACGCTTGCCAACAGCGTCATCGCCGATGGCTGGACCGACGACAATGTCGCCATCGCACAGATCGATTTCACCTTCAGCTTCGCATGCCGTGCCGCTGCGACCGGAAAGATGCAGCCCGAAGATTTCAGGGCGCTCGGCATCACCTGGTCTGTGGACGGTTCGACAGAAACCGTCACTGACGAAATTCAACCGCCCCAGGAGTAACCCCGGCCATGGCCACTCAGAAAACACTCATCGCGGCCGAGGGCCGCACGGTCCACCTTCCGGACGGCTCCGAATGGCCGAAGGAAGGCTTGCCCGATCCGGACACGCATTTCACGCGCCGGCGCATTGCTGACGGCGATCTCATCGAAAAGCCGCGTGAGCCGGCCAAGAAGCCTGAAGGAGACAAATAATGGATTTCAACGAAATCCCCGTCGATCGCCTGGAACCCGCGACCCTGATGGAGATCGCGGCGAACTATCGCAACGTCGGCATTCTGCCATGGCCGGAAAAAGTCTTCATCATCGGCCAGAAGCTCGCCACCGGCACGCTTGCCGCAGGTGCCATGCAGGAAGTCACCCGTGCGGACCAGGCGATTGCGCTCTTCGGTCGCGGCTCGATCGGCGCGGAACAGGTGGCCTACTTCAAAAAGGCCAATCGCAATACGCCGCTATTCGTCATCGCCGCCGCCGACGCCGGCGGCGCTGTGAAGGCGACCGGCACCTTCACTTTTGCCGGTGCGCCTACCAGCTCCGTCGTGCTCCGGTTCAAGATTGGCGGACGGCAGGTGCGCATGACGGCGCTATCTACCGATGCCGTCGCTGCACTGGCGACCAAGCTTGCCGCTGCGATCAACGCGGATCTCGATATGGTAGCGACCGCGACGGCCGCACTTGGCGTTGTGACCGTCACGGCCCGTCATGGCGGTGAAGTTGGCAACGAGATCGATCTGCGCGTTGATACCAAGGCACAGCCACTTCCGGCCGGTCTCACCTGCACGGTCGTCGCCATGGCAGGCGGCTCCGGCAATCCGGACGTACAGCCGGCGCTCGATCTTCTGGCCAGCACCTGGGCAACGAAAATCACGCATCCATGGTCCGATGCGACCAACCTTGCAAAGACGGCCGAGTGGTTGCGAACGCGCTATCTCGCGACCTCGAAGCTTGACTGCCATGGCTTCGTGTTCATGGGTGGCACGTATGGCCAGCTCACCACTTTCGGCAATCTGACCAACTCGCCATTCCTCACCACGGCCGGCCTGAAGAAAAGCCCGACGCCAGCGTGGGCAATTGCCGCCTCGGCGCTTGGCATCGCCTCGTTCCATCTGACGAATGATCCTGCCCGCCAGTTGCGGTCTCTCATCCTGCCGGGTGTCGAAGCGCCTGCCGAGGCCGATCAGTTCCTTGATGAGGAAAACGATCTGCTGCTGCGCAACGGCATTTCCACATTCGACTGCCTGTCGGACGGCTCGGTCACAATCTCGCGCATGATCACGACCTACAAGAAGACGACGCTCGATGTCGCCGATCGCGCCTGGCTGGACATCATGGTGCCGGTCACCATGAGCCGCATCCGCTACGATTGGGCTGTCTATGTCAGCCTGATGTATCCGCGATCCAAGCTTGCCGATGACGAGAGCGGTGCTGCTTTCGCCTCCCGGCACGACGACGACGAAGACCCAGGCACAGCAGTCGTGACGCCGAAGCGCATGGCCGGGTCGTGGGCTGCACGATGCAAGCTCTACGGCGAAAAGGTCTGGATCGAGGACGTTCAGCGCACCGTGAAGGAAAGCGTGTTCCAGCGTTCCACGGATGATCGCAACCGGCTGGAAAGCCGTCAGCAAGTGATGGTGGTCGGCAACCTCATGGTCTTTGCCGGCCGGATCGAATTTCAGGTTTAACAGGAGCTTTTAAGCGATGACACAGGTATTGGGCATCGTCGATATCGTCTGGCGGGGGCGCGGCATCCCTGTCGAGAAGGGCGCAAAACTGCGCGTCGGCGGCATCAAGAACAACGCAGTGACCTATGGTCGCAAGGTCGGCCGCGCCCAGGAGTTTCAGGGGTCGGAGGTCACCGCCACAACCAACCTCGAAAGGGGTCAGCGCCTGGGCAATCTGTTTGACCCCGGCGAAGGGGAACTGCAGGTGCTTTGTGACACCGGCCAGTCATACATCTTCAACGATGCCTTTCTCGTGGACGATCGCCCCGAGGTCACGGGCGGCGAAGGCGGCAAGATCGAACTCAAGTGGGCGGCATCCGCGCCCGAGGAACTTCTCTGATGGGTACTCCAAAGAACCTCAAAATCGATATCGATGAAGATGAGCCGAATGGCGATGCTTCTTCCAGCACGGAAACCGTCATCAACGAAGACGCCAGCACCGATGTCGCTGACGACATCATCGACGAAGACGCCAGCACCGATTCCAAATTGCCCAAACGCGCCCGCAAGAACAAAGATGGCTCGGTGACGCTTCCGCTGTTTGAGAACATAACGCTCACCACCCGCAAAGACGGCAAGATCAGGGAACGCGTCTTCACCGAGCTTGTCTTCCATCGCTTTCGCGGTGCTGATCTGCGGGCCATTCAGGCAACCAGCGATGCGAAGGCGTCGATCCTTACCTTTGCGCGCTCTACCCGGATTTCCGAAATGGTGATGGACAAACTCTTCGATTTGATGGACGGCGTCGATATCGCGGACGGCGGACGGATCATCGAAACTTTTTTGACGAGTGGCCCAAAGACTGGCCGATAATGATCGGCGGCCTCGCTGATGGCTCCGGCTTCAGCGCGGGCGAAATCGAGGCCATGACGATCGACAGGATACAGTTCTGGTGGAACTGCATCATGGCATATCGAAAGCACGTTCGAGACCTTTCCGAAACTTAATCAGGCCCGCCCGTCACGGCGGGCCTGATCTTTTCCGCGCGCGCGTGAGAATTTCCGCCTTATTCTCTAGCGAGGCGGATGATGGCCAGCCGGAACATGAATCTCGATGTCATCGTCCGCCTCAGGGACCTTTTAAGCGGCCCTTTGCGTGGCGTTAAAGGCGCGCTTGATGGTATCGCCAACACCGCCCGTAAGATCGGTTTCGTCGGCGCAGCGGTTGCCGGCATCTCTTTCCTCGGCCCCATGCAGGAGGCCGCCGCCTTTCAGCAGCAACTGATCGATATAGCCGGAACGTCAAACCTGACGGGACAGGCCGCCTTTGCGTTCGTCGATCAGTCAAAGGCAAAATTCGAGCAGCTCGCCCTCGATGTCGGTCAGCTCTCCGATACCGTTGCCCGAGGCGCGGGACAGATGATCGCGGCCGGCGTGAGTAATGACCTTGTTGATAGGTCGATCGGCTCGATCAGCCGCGCCGCGACCGCTGCCAATGCCGAGATGAATGACATGGCGTCGGTCGCCACGTCCTTGCTCACCACGCTGAAGCTTCCCGCCGAGCAACTGGATGATGCCATGGGCGCGCTGGTGACGGCCGGCAAGCTCGGCTCCTTTGAGCTGAAGGACATGTCGCGTTACTTCCCGACACTGACCGGGCAGATGGCGAAATTCGGCGTGACCGGCCGCGAGGCCATCAACTTCCTCGGCGCGGCCCTCCAGATCGCCCGCAAAGGCACATCCGATCCAGCCGAGGCCGCCAACAACCTCAAAAACTTCCTGTCGAAAATTCTTGCTCCGACGACGGTCAAGAACTTCGCGGACATGGGCGTCGATATTCAGGGTGTGATGCAGGACGCCGTCACAAAGGGCATCAATCCGATCGAGGCTGTTGTCCAGAAGATCACCAAGCTGACCGGTGTTTCCAGCAAGGAAATTCAGGGACTGATGGGCAAGGCGAAGGCCGCTGGCATGTCAGATGCCGATGCCCTGGCAAGCGTGCGCGAGCAGCTCGAAAAGATTTATGGCGCTGGCAAGCTCGGCGAACTGTTCTCCGACATGCAGGTGATGGACTTCCTTATCCCTATGCTCGGCAACATCGATGAATACAAGTCGATCAAGGATGAAGTTGCCAAGGCGACGGGCAGCGCCATTGATGCCGACTTCGAAACCCAGATGCAGGGCCTCAACCGCCAACTCACCATCTTCCGCGAAATCGGCACCCAGGCGTCGCGTGAGGTCGGCCTCGCTTTCGGCACGTGGATGCCAGCGATCAACGGCTATCTGATGAATGGCCTGAAATGGGTTCGCGACTTTGACGCGGCGACGGGCGGCATGGTCAAGCAAGGCCTTGCTTTCGCAGGCGTTGCCGTACTTGCTGCCGCTGGTCTCGGCGTCCTCGGCGTCATCTTGCCGGCGATCGGCGCGGGTCTGTCGGTTCTGGCCGCACTCTTCAGTCCGGTCGGTATCGCGCTGGCGGGCATCGCTGCTGCAGGCGTCTACATCTATCGCAACTGGACGAACTTTGCTCCGCGCCTTGCACGGCTTTGGGGTTCCCTTGGCGATGCCTGGAAAACAGTCCGCGAAAAGGCCACGGCTGCCGTTCCGCACCTGCGCAGGATCAGCGACCAGATCGTCAACGCCGGTCGCAACCTGGTAAACCGTTACGTTCCGCTTATTCGTGAGGGCTTAGGCAACGCGTGGAACGCCCTCAGCGCCAGAGCCGCTGCGGCCATTCCGAAAATCCGGGAAATCGGAGAGCAGTTGATCGGCGTAGCCAGTGAAGCGGCAAGCAAATATGGGCCGATCATCCGTTCAGGCCTCGGTACTGCGCTCGATGATGTCATCGCAGGCTGGAAAAACCTGAAGGGCCTCATATCTGGTTTCGCGGAAGGCCTCGATCTCAAAATCGATCTTTCCGGCCTGATGATCGACGATGCCAAGCTCGCCGGCTTCCGTGGCCTCGATGTCGCGTTGAGCGGCATTGCCAGAGCGTGGCGGGGCATGAAGGAATTTGGTGCCGGATTTGGGCCTTGGCTGGAGCCGATCGGCAAGGCGGCAGGTGGCGCAGTCAGATCGATCGCGGGCATCGCGACCGGCTTCATGCGGCTTGGAGTTGCCATCCGGGAACTCGTCGGTCTGGGCGAAGGCGGCAAGATGTCCGGCATGTTTACCGGTGTTATGAAATTCCTTGGAGACCTTGGCGGCCAGACGGTTTTAGCGGCATTTAAGATCCTTGAGGATGTCGCTGGGGCAATCGAATGGGTGGTGAAAGGGATTGCATCCCTGGTCGAGGCCGTCAATCGCGGTATCAATTGGAGCGCACTGATGCCGGACGGCATAGCCGAGGCTTGGAACAGTGTTGCCACAGCACTGGAGCGCGTGAAGGCCGCCCTCAGCATCGAAAGTGTTTCGAACGCCCTCGGCGTTTCCGGCCAGAGAAACATGACCACGATCGGCCGCAACAGCATGCCGCCTGCCAACCAGAATGGTGTCCTGCCGGCGCAGGCATCACCGACCGCGCCTACCGCCCCGCAACAGCTCAACGTCAGCACCGAAGCGAAGGTTGTTGTCGAAGGCCCCGGCAAGGTTGTCGGTCAGACAACGACTGTCACGTCCCCGTCGCCGAACGTTAACACCGGCCGCGCTGTCGGGAGGCCCTGATGCGTCTGGACAGTCTCAGTTCCGCTGAAGGATTGTTGCCGGGAGTTTATCGCGGCATTCCGATTTCTATCATCGATGTGTCGAGCGACCATGGACGGCGGGTTCTCGAATATCTGTTCCCCGGTGTTGATCCCGCCGCCTACGACGATTTCGGCGTCGGGCCTTCCGGTATCAGCATCGAGGCGCTTTACGTCGGCGATGACTATCGCGCACATGCAAAGCTGCTCGCCAAAGCTTTCGAAACGCCCGGCCCGGCACTGCTCATCCATCCATGGCTTGGCCCGATGCAGGTCATCATGGAAGAACCGGCGCAAATCCGGTTTTCGGAACGTGAACTGCGCGTCCTTAGGATATCAGCTCGGTTCAAGCGCGCCCTGACGTTTTCGTTTGCAGGGTTTGCCGGTGGTCTGCTGTCCCCCGCGCTGTCCGGGTTTGTCGCAACATTGACCTCACTTGCCGCCTCGATTGGGGTGACAGTCATTTCCAGCGCCAGAACCGCTGCAACAATCCGCAGCAGCCGCATTGCGCATTCGGTGGTTGATACGATCACGGCGCGTCCGGACGCACGCTCTGCCGTCAGCCAGATACGTTCGGCACTGGCAGCATCATCGCCGTCGTCGCCCGTGATGTTTGATGCCTGGGCGAGTTCGGCCGCGACGATTGTTGCGCAGACGATCGAGGTTCCGGCCGTCGCTCCAGCGACGACGGTCTCCAGCTCGACGCCAAGCGCCCAGGCACTAATGAGCGCAGGCCTTTCCATTGCGTCGGGTCTGCTGAAGGAAGCGGCCGAGGCACCTTCCGCGATCGATGCGCTATTGCTGGCCGGAGCGGCCGGTCAGTTTATCGCTGCGACGGCCGAGCAATCCTCCTATGCCGATTTTGTGTCACGGCAGGAAGCTCTCCGTTACCGCGCTGCCATGACCACGGCGCTTGCATCTCTCGTTGACCAGGTCGAACGGCAATCGCCTGATACGATGCAAGCCGCAAGTTCGGCGCTCTCTTCGGCTGCACGATCGCTGACGGCCGCGATCGTTTCCGATCTCAACGAGGTCATCGGCCGCCTTCCTGCCGTCCGCCGTCTGTCTGTCGATCGTGATGCAGACGCTTGGCTAGTCGCGCAGCATCTTTCCGGCGATACGCCGGCGCTGCTCGAAGCCGTCTATGCTGACATCGTCGCGCGCAATGATCCACCGCATCCGGCCCGGTTGGCGGCAGGCGATATCGAGTTTCTGGAGCGCAGTTGATGGCCAAAAGCATCAAGCTATTTCTCGACGGTACTGCCTACGATCAGTGGACATCCGGCGAAGTCACTCGTGACCTGAAGGACTTTTCCGGCAGCTTCAGCTTCACGTTTCGCGATGGTGAAGCGTCCGGCGCAACGTTGCCTTTCGCCTCAATGCCGAAGCTGCCACGCCTTCATGCCCAGATGCAGGCGAAGATCATGATCGGAAAGCGCACGGTCCTGCTCGGTCATGTCGAAGAGCTTGACTGGGATATGAGGGACGGAAATGCGGTGGTGACGATCTCCGGCCGGGACAAGACCGGTGATCTGATCGACTGCTCGGCACTGGCGGAAGGTCCGGCCGAGCTGAAGGGCGTCAAGCTGGAAGCAGCAGCCTCCAAGATTGCCGAGCCGTTCGGCCTGAAGGTCCGCACAGAAGTGGACACCGGCGAGGTGTTCGACCGGTACTCGATCGACCTTGGCGAGACCGCGTTTTCCGCAATCGAAAAAGGCGCGCGGCAACGCAGCGCTTTGATCCTTTCGGATGGTGTCGGCAACATCGTTATCACCCGAACAGGCAAGACCCGCGCGCCCGATGGGATTAATCTTCCGGGTAATGTGACCGGGATCCGCGCGAACGAAAGCACGGCAAACCGCTTCAGCAAGACCGTGGTGCGCGGCCAGTCCGAACGATCCGGAAAATCCCGAGGCGCTGCCGTCCTCGATGCGACGGCCGAGCCGATCGGCACAGACGGGCGCAACGATGGAGATGGTTCGGCCCGTGAGCGTGAGCGCAAGGGAACGGTCGCGACCGGCAGGGCCGATGATGACGAGATCAGGCGTTATCGTCCGGTTGTTCACCTCGCCCGCAGCAAGGCAGGCGCAGCCAGTGCCCAGGACGAGGCCGACTGGCGCAACCGGACCTCACGAGCCGAGGGCAACCAAAAGACCTATACCGTCAAGGGCCACGAGGCGAACGGGCAACTCTGGACGGTCAACCAGATCGTCGCCGTTTCCGATGCCTTTCACGGCATCGAGCGCGATCTGCTGATCTCGGCTGTCCGCTATAGCGAAGCTGATGAAATCACCACGGATATCTCCGTCTGCTCGGCCGAGGCTTTTGACAAGGAACCTGTCGGCAAGCGTCGGACGGACAAGGCCGGAAAGGGCAACGCCGCGAAAAAGAGCGCCGGCGTTCTTGACGGCAAGGCGGAGGAACTATGAGCGAGATCGTCAACAAGATGCGTGGTCTCATCCGCCGCGTCACCGTAAAAGACATCAAGGACGACGGCCAGATGCAAACGGCCTCGGCCGAGGTGGCGGAAGGCGTCTGGCGCGACGATCTCGAAATCATGCAGCCTTATGGCTTTTTGTCGGTTCCTGACGATGACGGCGCAGTCGGAGTGGCGCTGGCGATCGGCGGCGACGAAGGAGATATGGTCATCCTGCCACTCGCCAATCCGTCGCAGCGCATGGGCGGTCTCGGCAAGGGCGATGTCGGCCTGTCGAACAAGTTCGGCGATCGCATCATCATCCGGGCCGGTGGCGGTATCGAGGTGCAGGCCGCATCGTCCATCACCTTCAAGGTGGGTGGGGTGACTATGACGATTGATGCAACAGGGCTTAACGTCAATGGCGGTAGCATCAGACACGACGGCGTGGTGATCGACAAAACGCACAAGCACACGGGTGTTGTACCAGGCGGCGGTATTACTAATGTGCCTGTAGGCGGCTGACCGCCCGCCACGGCGGGCCTGATCAGGCTCGCGCGCGCGCGATAATTTCGCGCCATGACTGGATTTCTCGACCTTGCCCTGACCTATGACGCCACGCGGCGCGGCTGCGATCTGGCGCTCGATGAAGAATTCAACCTCGTCCTGGACGAAACGCCAGTGACGCCGATCCTTCTGTCTGTCGGCGTCGATCGCCGCGCCTCTCCGGACGATGATTTACCGGACGGCCGATCGCAGTTTCTGGCCCCTGTGTCTTTTTCCGAACGCCGTGGCGCTTTGCTCGACGGCCTCAATGCTGCCGGCGACATGTCGGGATGCAAGATGTGGCTGCTGGAACGCGCCAAAGAGACGGAGATTACCCGCCAGCTAGGCGAATATTATCTTGCCGAGGGTCTTGCCTGGGCGGGAGCGGAAACCGGCACGCCAGCAGAAATCGAGGTCTGGTGGCTGCGCGCCGGCGTGCTCGCCTATCGTGTCCTGGTCGAGGATGTTTCGCTCGAATTGACGCGGAAGGTGGCGTGATGGTTTGGCCTGTCCCTTCCGCCAAAACGATCTTCGCCCGCATTGCCGCGGCGGCCGAGGTCGGCATTCTTTCCATTCGTCCGGATGCAGACGTGAAGGCGGTTTCCCGCGCCGTTCGGTCAGCACGCGGCATGTTCGCCGTGATCTGGAGCGCGGTGGCTCCCGAGGTGCGCGAAACCCATGATCATGTCGCCTGGTGGGCACGGCAGTGGATGCCGGACAGCGCCGATGACGAGGCGATGATCCTGCGGCATGCCTCGATATGGGGTGTCGAGCCGCGTGCAGCCAAAAAGGCAGTCGGCTCGGTAACGATCGAGGGAGCGGCCGGAACGGTTCTCGCTTCCGGTGTCGTGCTCGCCTCGACGGCATCCAGCACCTACATCACCACTGCGGGCGGAACCATCGCCGCAAACGGAATTGCCGTGGTTTCGGCCGAGGCCGTGACGCCTGGTAGTGGTGGAAACCTCGAAAGCGGTGTGCAGCTTTCCACGGTTGCGGCCTATCCCGCGATTTCAAAGATAACCGTTGCGACCGCCTTCGCCGGTGGTGCTGACGACGAAACGCCGGAAGAAGTGCAGGTGCGTTATCTTCAGCGCATTCGCGAGCCTCCGATGGGTGGATCAGCTCCTGACTACAGGGCGTGGGTCGGCAACGTCGCCAACGTCTATGCAGTCAAGGTCGTTGAGGACTGGATAGGGCGTGGCTCTGTCGGTCTCATCATTGCCCTGAAGAACGATGACGGAACGCCGCGTATCCCGACTGAACTGGAGCTTTCCGCAATCGGCAGCTACATCGGTGCACAGGGTGGCCAGACTGGTGTTCGTCCAGTCACTGCCCGCGTCATTCCGGTTGCAGCGGAACTGGTAAACCTGCCGGTCAGCGTCCGTCTTCGTCCCGATGGCGCTTTGACCAGGGCAGCCGTGCAAGCCGCTTTCGATCGCTTCATTGCCACGATCGGTGATGAAGACGATACAGGCAACACCAGCCCTATTGGCGCAACGATCGAGCCGTCACGTATCTCCGAGGCGATCTCGGCCGCTGATGGCGAATATTCGCACGACCTCACCATTCCTGCCGCCCGTTACCAGCTCGGCGCAAAACAGTGCCCGGTCTCGACCGTGATCAATTTTGTGGTTTAGGGGGCTTAAAAGCGTGGCAAGACCTCCTTCAACCGTCCTTCAAAGCCTCTTCTCAAAGCTGCCGACCGGCTGGGCGTTGCGGTATCGCGACGGCGTTCTCGGTGTGATCCTCGGCGCGATCGCCGGGGCCATCGCCGACGCCGAGAGCGCGGCCGAAGCAATGATGAACGAAACAGACCCCCGTCTGGCGGACAAGCTGCTGTCCGATTTCGAGCGTTGCCTTGGTCCTGATCCTTGCGGCCGCGACAATGACGGGTTGACCTCGCAACAGCGCCGCCAGCTTGCCTTTCAGCGCTGGACGGCGCGCGGTGGCCAGTCGATCCCTTATTTTGTCTCCGTGGCTGCTGCCCTTGGCGTGACGATTACGATCGAGGAATTCTGGCCATCGCGGGCAGGCGTTCTGCGCGCAGGGCAACGTTTGCGGCCAGAAGGTTGCCAGTTCGTCTGGCGCGTCAATGTTCCGGGCCTCATCACTGTTACCAATTTCCGGACAGGCACCAGCCGCGCCCACCATAGGCTCGGCTCGTTCGAGATCTCGGCCATCGAATGCGTTTTGCGCCGCTACAAGCCCGCCCACACTCAACTTGTCTTTAAGTACGGAGAAGCCTGATGGATCGCATCAATGGCGCTGACACTACCGATATTGGCGGCGGCCGCCGTGGCTTCCGCGACGAAAACCTTGTCGCCGGGACACCGGGAACCGAAGTCACGGCCCTGTTCCTCAACATGATCCAGGAGGAAATCCTGCGTGTCATTACTGAGGCGGGTATCGTGCCGAGCGAGGGCGATTGGACGCAGTTCTGGCAGGCATTGCAAGTTCTTGGGCTTGCTCCCGATCGCCGCCGTCGCTGGCTTGTTATCAATTCCATGACCCAGACAAGCCCGCCAGCCTCCCCGACAGTGGGTGACACATACCTTATTCCAACGGGCGCGACCGGGTTATGGGCTGCAAACATCGGGAACATTGCTCAATGGTCCGGTTCCTCGTGGTCATATGTGACGCCTCCCGATGGTCACGCCTTCAGCTTGCCGGACGGACGGGTGTTTATGCGTCTGGCCGGAGCTTACACACAACTTTCGGCGACGGACACCCGGCAAGGTATGGTCGAGTTGGCAACCAGTGCCGAGGTGCAGACCGGAACAGATGCGACGCGGGCGGTAACGCCGGCCGGACTGGCGGCCCGCACCGCAACGGAAACCCGCACTGGCGTGGTGGAGCTGGCGACGGTTGCGGAGGCGACAACCGGCACGGACACCACTCGCGCAGTCACGCCGGCCGGTTTGACTGCGGCGGTCACCGCCGCGATTGCAAATGTGATCAATGGCTCCCCTGCCGCGCTCGACACGCTTTACGAGCTGGCTGAAGCACTTGGAAACGATGCAAACTTCGCATCAACGGTGACCACCGCGCTTGCGAATAAAGTGGACATATCGCGGGTCGCGACCGAAACCGTTCTCGGGATTATCGAGCTTGCTACCTCCGCTGAAGTCGCGGCGGGCACCGATGCAACTCGCGCCGTTACACCTTTGCGCCTGAAGGAGCGGACCGATGCGTTGACCGTTTCCACACAATATAATGAGTGGGGCTATGCCGTGGCAGGCGGTAGCGCAAATGCCCTGACGGCGGCCCTTGCGCCTGTGCCGGCAGCATTGACCGCTGGCATGGTGGTCGTAATCCGGATTGCCACGACGAATACGGGTGCCGCGACCCTTAACCTCAATGCAAAGGGCGTTCGCTCTATCACGTCCATAAACGGAGGGGCCTTGGCGGCGGGTGATCTTCCCGCAGGTGTTCCGGTCATGTTGATTTATTCGGGCACTGCATGGGTTCTCGTCGGCCCGTCGCTGTCGCAAGTGCAGCTTGCTTCCATCGGTCAGCAACAGGTGTTCAGCGCAAATGGCACGTTCGTAGTCCCGGCCGGCGTAACGAAGCTGTTTGTGCGCGTCGTGGGTGGCGGCGGCGGCGGTGGCCGAGGCGGCGCTGCCTATGCCTTGTCGGGTGGCGGTGGCGGTGCTGGCGGCTACGCAGAAAAGTACATTTCCACCACGCCTGGTGCTTCTTTTGCCGTGACCATTGGCGTGGGTGGGGCAAGAGGTGACACGATTGGCGGCACCGGCGGCACCACTTCTTTCGGTTCGCAGGTGTCGGCGACTGGCGGCGGCGGCGGGCGCGGCCAGACGGGCAGTTGCGCCGGCGGCGCTGGCGGTGTCGGCGTTGGCGGTGATCTCAACATTCAAGGTGGCCCAGGCGGTGATGGCAATCAAGGCTCGGCCAATATCCAAGGCGGCCAAGGCGGGGCTTCGGCGTTCGGAGGCGGCGGCATGTCGGGTGACGGTGGCCTCGGCAACGGGGCCGCGCCGGGAACAGGCGGCGGTGGCGCGTGGGGCAATACCCAGGCATTCGGCGCACTCGGCGCAGACGGCCTCGTCATCGTGCGGTGGTAAGGAGAAACGAAATGAAGACATATGCTCGCATCGCCGACAACGTCGTCGTTGAAATCATCGAACTAGATGACGCCATTGCGCCATCTGACGCCTTTCATCCGGATATTGCCTCTACGATAAAGGAATGTGGCCAGCAGGTGCTGCCCGGCTGGCTATTCACCGGTGATGAGTTCGAAGCGCCTGTCGCGCAGGCACCGTCGCTTGACGCCGTTAAAGCCGCTCACATCGAAGCTCTGAGAGCCGCTTGCGAAGCCACGATTACAGGCGGTTTCAAATCCAGCGCGCTTGGAGCCATCCACACTTATCCGAGCGACATCAAGGCGCAAATCAATCTCATGGGGTCCGTAACAGATAGCCTGATGCCGAACCTGCCTGCGGACTGGCAGACGCCATTCTGGGTTTGCGACAGTGAAGGGGAATGGAGCTGGAAGATGCACGACGCAGTTCAAATCCAGCAAGCCGGCCGCGACGGCAAGGCGCATGTCGTCAGGTGCCAGACGCTGCTCGGTGAACTGACCGTGAGCGTTTTGACCGCCACAACGACCGAGGCCGTCACATCCATCGTCTGGCCCAAAGGAGGCAACGCATGAACAGGCTCACAACTATCGCCGACAACTTCGAAGGTGCAGCCTGGACGCCCACCGACGAAACCTACCTTCAGCTGGGCGCGACAAGTGACCAGACGACAGTAGACGTACAGGCGCGCGTCTTTGCCGATGCTTCGTGGGTGACAGTCGCAACACTGCACCGCACCTCCATGCCCATCGTGCGCGTCGCCAAGCTGCCAAGTTTGCGCCTGGTCGCGCGCAACAACATCGGCGGACAGACGCTCAACGTATGGGACAACACCTGATGCAGTTTGCGAACCTGCCTCTTGTCCTGCCGCAGAATGGTCCGCTGGCGCTGTCAGCGAGTGAGGCAGACGTTTTCTTCGTCAAAGAGGCAAGCTCGGCCTTCGGCCCGCTGAAGACCAAGCTTGGAGCCGGACAGAACGTCAATATTTTCGCCAACACCGATAGTACCGGCTATTCCGAATACGGGCCGTACTACAAATTCGCCGTCGCCCTCGGTGACCTCTACAACGCCACCGTCATCATGCACCGCTGGGCTGAATGGGGCGGCTCCTCTGCCAATGGTCCCAAGGACTATGCCGCGCCGGTTGTCATCCGCAATGGAACGTCTCAGACGATTGACTTCTGGCTGGCTGCTCTTCCTGGTCAAGTTGCCGGCTGTATGTTTGAGGCATCCCGCAAGCCGACCGCAATTGACGCCATCCCGAAACCCGATGTGGCTATCACCCATCACGGCCACAACATGTCATCATTCGAGACGCCGGGGAATGATCTGGCTATCGGGCGCGGGCTGTTCTGGTCGGTCATTGGCTTGATCAGTTGGCAATGGAAAGATGTGCCGCAGGTCATCACGACCCAAAACCCGTGGCGCGACAACGCCGGTTACGACAAGGTCTATAACGCCATCCTCGGCGTGGCATCGGTTTTCCCGAGCCTCACCCTTGTCGATACCCACAAGCTCTATATCGACGCGGGCAAAGCCCCGGTCCTCTATCGGACGAACGATGTTTTCCCGGTTTATCATCCGTCCGACACCCAGGGTAACGATGAGGGCGCGCGTCTCGCTGCCGGCGCGCTTATGGCGTCCTTCAGGAAAGCAAAGAAGGCGGCGTTTTCAACCGTCAGCTGGATGGAGCTGCCGATCGGCACGAATCTGTTCGTGAACGGCGATCTTTCGAACTGGTCTGGCGCGCTTCCGGTCAACTTTTCTGCTGTGTCGGCTGGTTCGGCAGCCAAGGATACCGACCCGGCAAATATTCATCCTGGCGCAGGTGCGGCGTACTCGGCCAAGGTCAAGCCGGCAGACGCCAACGGGCATTTTTCGTCCATATCGAATTCGTTCGATGCGACGGAGCGTGCCTCGATGTCCGGGAAAACGGTCACAGCCATTATGCTCGCCAAGGCCAACCCCTTACAGCGTGTTCCATTTACCAGCTTCGTCACGCGGGCGAACAATGGTTTGCGCACCTATTCTGGCGGTGCCTTAATGTGGGGAGCGCTGTCAGGTGCAGGCGGATGGATGCCGATCATCTATGGCGGCATACCCTGCGATGCGGGCAATACCGATGCCAATTCAAGCTACAAGTTTGTGCCGGCATTCGGCGCTTCGGCACCGCCCACCGCTGATGTCGCATGGCTTCAGCGGTGTGTGATCATTGAGGGACTTGTGCCTCGCCTAGGTCTCGTCAGGCCGTAG